ATTAAATGCTGAGCAACAAGCTAAGCAAATTATTGAAGCTATTTATACTAGCACAATTGATGCAGAAGAATTCTTCAAACAATTCAGAGCGCTTTGTACAAAGGGCGCTGTTAAGTTTCCTGACAATATGTCAATTACTGAATTAACTTTAGACAAATTATCATTAGTTGAATTTGAAGCGCTGGTGGGTCAATACATGGCTTTTTTTATCGTTGGTTTTTCGAAGAAGACGAACTAAACGCTATCGATGAAATCATAGCCAGGCTAATGGTTTATTACACTGGCAGCATTTCTTATCATGAATTAAAGAACATGCCGCTAAATGAATTACAGCGTTTAAACGGCTTCGCGGCTAAATTTAATCGGGAAAAATAAAGGCGTTTAAAAATCCATGGCTTTTAGCATATCATTTATAGTCCAGGCAGTAGATAAATTTAGCTCTGTAGCAAGAACTATAGGTAAATCTTTTAACTATATAGAAAAAAAGGCTGGCCTTGCTGCAAAAGCTATTGAGAAATTAAACAATGGTGGACTATCAAAACTTAGCAGACAAATAACGGAAGCAGGTAAAAATGCTTTTGTTAAATTAACTTTGCCGATTGGCGGATTGGCAGCAGTTTCTCTTACAGCTGCCGCTAGTCTTGAAACTATGCAGGTCAGTTTTGATACGCTACTTCAAAGTAAAGATAAGGGCGCAAAGATGATGCAAGACATCATGAAATTTGCGCAATTAACGCCATTTGAAATGGAAGATATTGGTAATTCCGTGCGTCAATTATTAGGCGCAAACGTTCCACTAGAAGAAATAATAACTAGTTTAACTATGATCGCAGACGTTGCTGCTGGCGTTAATGTGCCGCTTACCGACATGACTCATATTATCGCTAAATCAAAAAACAAAGCTAAGGCGCAGGCCGAAGAATTAAATCAAATGGCTGAGCGTGGTATTCCTATCATGCAAGAATTGGCTAGGATGTCTGGACGTAGCACAGCAGAAGTATATAAGGCAGCAGAAGAGGGAAAAATAACTTATGACGTTATCCTTGCTGCATTTAAAAACATGACTAAGCAAGGCGGCATGTTTTATAAGATGTCTGAAAATCAATCACAAACACTTACAGGTTTGTGGAGCACTTTAAAAGACGTCCTATACTTTGCTCGCGGCGATATTGGTGACGCAATTGTTGATGCATTTGACCTCAAGAAAGTGATGAAAGATTCAATAGCATGGCTTGAAAAAATGCAAATTAAAATGAAGGCCTTCATAAAAGAAAATCCCAACTTAACTAAATTTATTATTATTATAGCGGCTATAACAAGTATGATAGCCCCATTTTTATTGGCGCTAGGTATGGCTGTAAAAATGATTCAGTTTATGGGTATTGCAGTTAAAGTTCTGTCAATTGCTTTTAAATTAATGTTTATGAATCCAATAGGTTTAGCCATAGGCGCGGTTGCTTTATTGGTGCTTGGCATAATATATTTATATAATAAATCTGAAACGTTTAGAAAGGTAATGAACGGCGTAGGGATAGTTATCTGGGCAGTATTGGAAGGCATTTGGGGGTTAGCTAAAGCTCTGTTTAAAATATTAAATCCATTAAATATATTAGTTACGATAGGTAAGTTTCTTTATAACAATTTTTATCCATTTAAGTGTTTGGTTGATAGTATTGCAGCTATATTCAATAATTGGCCTAATATTATCGACAAAGTAGTGGCTTCATTAAACAAGCTTGGCAACATTATTAAGCCGTTTTTTGATAACGCCGCTAAGAACATTGCTTTAATGCCTGCTGCAGCACCTGGCGCATCATCTTCTGCTATCAGCAACAAATCAACTTTTGAACGTGTAACAGGCGTTAATAAGTCAACTGCTAGTGTTAATATTAATATCAACGATAAGAATAATAATGTTAAATCAGTTGATTATTACAATAAAGGATTTTCACAAATGTCTGTTGGTAAAAATATGGGGCAGATATAATGGCACTTTTAGATGAATTAAGGCCGGCCAGTTTTAGAGGCATCCCATTTTTAGTACGCAATAGGAGCTCATCAAGGGGCGGCAAATCTGTCACGCATGAATATCCTAATGATGATCGCAGGTATGTAGAGCCGCTAGGAATATTAAAGCCTACGTTTAATTTGACTGGAATTATTTCAGGTGATGACTATATCAATCATCGTGATTTATTATTAGAAGCGCTAGACGATGCTAGCCTGGGTATATTAGTACATCCATGGTACGGCAACTTAAGAGTGGCTCCAAAGCCTTATAACGTTGAAGAAAATGATACTACTCTTGGTGAGTGCATCATCAATATGGTATTTGAGGTTGCAGATCCCGCTATAAATCCGCGCCAAACTCAAAGCCAATTATCTTTTATCAGTTCATTAAGCGAGCAGTTAGATGGTAAATTAATAGAAAGAATTAGCAATGTGTTCAATGTTGCAAGGCAATTTACCAGGAATTTTACAGCAGCAAAAGCTAAAATAGGCAATATCATAAATGAGTTTAATGTATTTAGCGGTTATTTTGGTTCTAAAAACGACACAAACGCCTTAAGCTCTCAGCAAGCTAACTTCACAGATAACATTGTTCCATCAATAAATGATGCCTCAAAATTAGGTGATAATATATCCAATTTATTTGATGCAGCGAACAATGTTAACTCAGATCCATCTGCTGTATTTAGCGGCATGAGTCAGTTATTTACGTTTGGCAATGACGATGTTCCCATAGATTTTGTTACACGTGAAACATCGGAGAGGGTGTCCAACAACGGTATATTAAATGTGTCTACGCAAACTTACGCATTAATATACGCTTATCAAAATGCGGTGCAGATAGACTTTAGTAATCAGAATCAGCTTGATACGATTATAGCCAATTTAGAATCCCAATATAGCAATATATATAATGGGATATTTTCAGCAGCTTTCAACCTGTCATATTACGATATATTAGGCGATGAGATCATAGATCTGCTTGAGTCACTTAGAAATGCGTGCAGGCTATCATTTGAACAAATAAGACTTAGTACAGATAAGATCACACAGATTACTGTTAACTCAACGCCAGCAACAATAATATCTTATCAATATTATGGTAGTACAGATGAAACGGATGACATTATAAATTTAAACGCTATTAATGATGTCACATTTGTGAAAGGCAATATCAATATAGTAGTTAGGCCAGATGATAATCAATGATAGAAGTACTTATAGATGGCACTCCATATACAGCGTTTAAAGAATATAATCTCGAAAGGGATTTTGAGTCTATTAGTGGTTCGTTTACGCTTAGTTTAAGCACACTTGATGGTGGCTTATTTCCTATTAATAGGGGTGCCGCTATTAAAGTGTCAATAGATGGAAAACAATTTGCTGATGGGTATATAGATAAAATAAGTATTGATTATTCATCAACATCGCATGACATTTTAATAGGCGGCCGTGATAAAACCCAAGATATTATTGACTCAACGCTGGACAGCAATTTTGAGCTTAATACGCCTATATCTTTGGAAAATGTTATAAAGAAAATGCTTGATTATCTTGGCTTGAATGTAAAAGTAATCAATAAGGCCGGCAATATTGATCCGTATACGTCAAGCGAGCTTGTCAGCGGATCATTAGGACAAGGATGTTTTGAAGTGCTTGATGAATATTGCCGTAAACGTGATGTTTTATTAACCACTGATGGGCAGGGAAATATTGTTATTACTGATGGCACCGGAGAAGCAATTAATGGTTCTATATTCCACGTTACAAACGGTCAGTTTAATAATGTTAAATCCGCTCAAGTTGATTATGATGACTCTAAAAGATTTTCATCTTATACAGTTAAAAGTCAATTAAATCCAAGCAAGCGGGGCGGCGCAGGTGGAATAACGTTTTCAGGTGTTGGCAGTTTTGGAGAGCAGATTAATACAGACGTTCCCACAGCTGATATAGTATCAACTAAATCTACGGCGTTTGATGAAAATGTCAGGACCAGCAGAAAATTAGTTATTAAAGCAGAGCAGTCCAGCACCAATGCAGACGCTAAAACGCGCGCTTTATACGAGAGAGAAATAAGGCGTGCGCGTTCTTTAAATTATATAGTTACCATGGATGGATTTAAATATAGCCAAGAAAGTGGTGCTATTTGGGAGCCATTGCAAATTGTTTCAGTTGTTGATAATTTTGCCAATATTGATGAAGAATTGTTAATACGTAAAGTTGTTTATAGACTGTCTCTAGATAGTGGACAGCAAACAATACTAGAGCTAGTACCAAAGATTGCATATAATTTAAGGCCTGAAAACAAGAAGTTTAAAGCAAAAAAGAAAAAGAAAGGTAAAGGATCTTCAAACATCACATTCGACTTATCATAATGCACGCAATAAAAAACTTTGTAACAAACATGATAGCAAGATGCAGGGTAAGCCGCTCAGGTGGTGATGGCGGTCAATTCCCTGTTAATCAGATATCTTATTATGATAAAACATCTGAATGCGAAGTGATTACGCCCTATGGTTTGTATTCAAATCCACCAGTAAATAGCCTTGGAATATTGTTTCATTCTGAAGGTCAGGAACAAAATAGAGCTGGCATATTTAATGTCACAGGAACAAGATTTAAGAACCTAAAAGAAGGGGAAGTGGTTACTGGTAATACAGTTTCATTATCCAACATCAAATTTGATAGTGACGGCAATGTAATTATCACGGTCAAAAATAACCTTGAAATTGTGGTGGATGCTGATAATAACATCACTATACAAGGCGCTTATAATTTAACTTCAGTAGGCAATGCAAATATTGAAGCGCCCACTATCAATTTGACTGGAAACGTAGTAATTAGTGGAACATTAACCGCAAATAATGGCGCGATAACAATGAATGCTGGCAACTTTAATACAACGGGCACTATCACCGCTACAGTTGATGTAGTTGGCAATGGGACTAGCTTACATACGCACGTGCACAGTGGTGTTACGCCTGGCGGTAGTAATACCGGGGGGCCTGTTTAATGAGCGATTTAGTTATAACAAAAAATGATAGCGGATTTTTTGATATCAATATTAATTCAAATGGTGATCTTGAGGTTGATGATAATTTTGACACAGCGATATTGATGTCATTATTTGTTGATCGAAGAGCGGATGCTAGCGAAGTTCCAATACCAGAAAATAGACGTGGCTGGTGGGGCGATACAGTGAGTGAAGTAGAAGATGATCAAACTGGTAGTAAATTATGGTTATTTGATCAGTCAAGATTGACAAATATAGAACAAAATAGACTAGAAGATGAAGCATTTGATGCTTGTTTATGGTTTGTGCAAGACAATTATTTAGAATCTATTAATGTCACCAGCACTAAAATAGATCTTGGAATTAAGCTTATTATAGATTTTAAAATAAAAAACAGTGTAAGCGAATCTCGCGCTTATCAATTGTGGTTAGATACAGGCACCGGTAGGTTAGTTTAATGTCCATTAATTTCCCCAGCAGTAGAAAAGAAGTCGCGGATAGAGCTAGCACAGACGTACAAGCTGAGCTACCTAATAGCCAGCCGTTCTTAAGGCGTTCGTATTTACGCGCTTTAATAGTAGGTTATGCTGGACGTGTTTATGATTTTTATTTGCAATTAAAACAATTGTTGATTCAAATTTTTCTTGATACATCAACGGGTGATTCTTTATTGCGCTGGGGTAATTATGTCAAAGTAAATCCTAATGCTGCAAGTCAAAGTAATGGCGGGATTGTCTTAATCGGCAATAATGGAGTGGTGGTTGATATAGGCACTATATTTACAGTAGACAGTCTAGAATATGCAACACAGTCAAGCGTTACGCTTGATGATCAAGTTGTTGGGTTAATTAGTTTAACCAGGTCAGGGTCGACTGTAACAGCCACTACGGCATCGGCGCATCAATTAGCTTCTAATGTATCAATTGTAATTGCTGGCGCTGTAGAGACTGATTATAACGGTACTTTTACAATTACAACTACATCAGACACGACATTTACTTATGAGATTTCAGCGACGCCCACAACTCCAGCGACGGGCACTATAACCGCATCATATACAGGCGCACCTGTTAATGTTGAATCTGTTGGCTTTGGTTCAGATACTAACCAAGCATCAGGCACGGGATTAAATATACAAACGCCAATAGCAGGATTAAGTGATACCGCTTATGTTCAATTTGATGGATTAACTGGCGGGACAGATGTTGAAAGCAATGACGATTATAGAGCGCGTGTTTTATTTAGATATCAAAATCCACATGCGCTATTTAACCCTAACGAAATAATAACACAGGCTAAGAAAGTTGCTGGCGTTACTAGAGTATGGGTTGAGACTATTACTCCCGTAGTGGGCGCTGTAACAGTATATTTCACGCGTGATAATGATGAGAACATCATTCCAGGTGGTGGAGAAATCACCGCCGTATATGATAAATTATTAGAAATATTGCCAGCAAATACAGACCCAACCGATCTGCATGTTGATGCGCCGACAGCCGTCCCTGTAGACTTTGAATTTGCATCTATTAGTCCAGATAATTCATCCATGCGTCAATCTATCAGTGATAATTTAACTTTGTTATTTAAAGAGGGAACAGAAGTTGATCAAGATTTATCTGAAGATGATTACAGATGTGCAATAAAGCAATCTATTGATGAATTTGGTGACCCATTAGTGTCATTTGTATTAACAAGCCCGACAACTGATATAACTATTAGCGCTGGTGAATTGGCTATACTTGGTGACATTACTTACACGTAATAATTATGAGTTTATTTAAGCAGCATACACAAGAGCAGCATAGAAAATCACTAGCAGATTATTTGCCGGTTGGTAAATTATTTGCTGGTAAAAATGTCAGCGATACAACGTTATTTAAATTGTTAATGGGTCTTGCTTTAGAGTGCTATAGGGCAGAAAACAATTTAAACCTTGTCTATGATGAATATGATATTAATACGACTACTCTGCTAATAGAGCAGTGGGAAAGCGCCCTAGGTTTGCCTGACGAATGTATGAATAATACAACAGATATAAATATTAGACGTCAACAAGTGCTGGCAAAATTTACTCTATCTATTGATACAGCAGAAAGTTTCATTAATTTAGCAAAAATATTTGGATATGACATTGAAATATTGACCGGTAAAAGTGTTGGCGTATATCCGCTGCCATATCCTTGGCTTTATTTTGATTCATCAAAAACGGCTAGATTTACTATTATAGTAAGGCTCGCAGAGTCTGTTAAGCCATCGGTATATCCTTTCACTTCAACGCTTTATCCGTGGCCTTATTCCAGTGGCGAAACAAATATAATTGAATGTTTATTAAGTAACGTTAAGCCGGCAAACTGTGATATTATTTTTCAATATGTTTTATAAGTAGAGGTATTAAATAGTGGATAATTTTACAACAAAAACAGACGGCATAAGCACGCAACCAGCTGCCGAAATGAACTCTTTATTTACAGAGGCTAAAAATGCCGTTACTACGGCAGGACAAACGCTAGCGGTTGATAATTTACAATTATCTAGGTCAATGGCTATCTACGCTTCAGGTGCAGATTTTTATACCGACAGTGGCACTACTAACACTTATACATTAAGCCCTGTTGGAACTAAAAGAACGCCAAGCGCCTATTTTAACGGTATGAGAATTAGATTTTATGCTGGCAATAGTAACACAGGTGCTAGCACTGTGAATGTTAATTCAATCGGCAGCGTAGCGTTGAAAAAATATAACGCATCTGAAGCGCTTGTTGGCGGTGAAGTCCTAGAAGATACTTTTGTTGAAGCTGTTTATAATTCAACCGCATCAGCCTTTGATTTATTGCCTAGCCCTTATAAAGTATTAACTGAGATGACTATGAGCACTACGCAATCAATAACGGGCGGCAACGTTGATGTGAAACTAAACTTCAATACTGTTGCGACAGATAGATATTCACAAGCCGACACAACCAATAAAAGAATAATCTTAAAAAAGGTAGGCCAATGGCGCGTGTCAGGTCTTTTGTATGTCCCATCTGGCGGACAAGCCAATGAAGCATTTATGACGGCGTATCTTAATGGGTCACCTTACCGTCGATTAAACGAACAGAGTTTAAATAACGGCAACGTAACATTGGCAGGTGATACTATATTGATTAATACAGCCATTGGTGATTTTGTTGAACTATTTTGTAACAACAATAATACCAATCCCGTAACCGTAGGCGCAATAAGTGATTTTAGCGTTGAGTTCCTGTCAGATTAAAATTTATTAATGATGAATACTCAACCAAGCTTCATAGAAAAAGAATTGAATAGGCTTTCAGTAAATGGTGATAAAGTCGTTGAATTTTGTATGTCAACGTCTGCCAACATTGAAAAGATAACCCATATTCAACAAACTATGAGTAAACGTCTTGATGATTTTAGTGATGATTTGGCCAGGAGCAACAAGAGAATAGAGACACTTGAGGGGGATAATATTAAAAGGAATGAGCGAAAAGAGTTCATGGGTATGCTTGTTAAACTGTGGCCTTTATATATAGCCATCATAACGTTGTCTTTTATTGCTGGCGTCATATTAAATGACATAACACTTGTTAAACATATATTGGGTAAATGAAAATATCTCAAGATGGTATAGATAAATTAATAAAGAATTTTGAAGGCTTAACGTTACTTAATAAACATTCAATTATATTTGTTTCGCCACTGGAATAAGGCCACGGATAAAGCGTTGAAGTGAAAGGATATA